TTTAAGATTAGTAATAAACGTAGTCCCCCCAGTCTTAGGAACATGGACAAAGTGTATCATATTTTTTTGGTTCTTATTTCTATTACATAAGAAGAATCAGCAACATCATGTTCAATTACTTCATCTATCTCATACCATTTAGAATTATGTTGTATTCTATTTCCTCTATTTAGGCCTGTTTGAGTAGATTTAAACCAGAATATTTTATCTCCTGTTTGGAAAATTCCTTCTTGAACTAAATCATCAGATTGATCAAGAACCTGAACCATGGCTTTTAAACTTGTTTCATCAGAGGTTGTTTCTGAAGCATCACCCCATTTAGAATATGAACCATCTGTAACTGTTCTTAATGTAACAGTACTTCCATAATAATCAATTTCATTAGTTATATGTTGTGCATCTAAATTAACCATTTAATGAGTAATTATCCACATTAACATTCCTGTAATGAGACTTCCTCCTATAGTAAAAATAATAGCTACCCATGGAGGTAGTCTAGAAGATTGATGATTAAACATATCAGTCATATTATTTTCCATTTTTTCCAATCGAGTATCTATTAATTTAAGACCTTTATCAGTAGATTCTTTCATGTCGCTTACCATTTGCCTGGTAACTTTACCATATGAACACCCTTCTCCCATTATATCTTGATTTTAGATTCAGTAAAATCAAATAAACCTTCTTGGTTAACTTGACTTACCATATTTTTATATCTTTGATAATAATGTTCAAAAGAGGGCATGTGTCTGAAAAGTTTAGTATTCCCAAAAGCAACTTGTGGAGATCTACCAATATTTTCTTTAGCATAACAGTATGCTATAGCAAGAAATGTACAAGCTAAATTAATTTTTTCATCTGGTTCAGAAGGATCTCTATTACAATATTCATAAGTAACATATAATTTGTAATCTGCATCAACCGCAGTTTCAAGAACAAATTGTCCAGGATAATCCTTATTGCTAACCCCAGTAACAGCAGTTTCAACAGAAGCATTAATATTAGTAAGTGAAGAAAATAAGTCAGTATCAGTAATAGCAATAGAAGATTCTGAAGTTTCCTCCCCAGAAGAATTAGAAGTTATTTTGATATACCCCTTTCCAGTTGTATCCCAACTAGCAGTTGCGCCACTTAAATCGGAATTTATTTCGTCAATTAAAGTAGAAAGTGTTTGAGCATCAGAACCAGTAACTGAAATAGAATTTGTAGTTCCATCAACAGATATAGAAGCTGTATAAGCTGTAGAATCATTTGTTAAACCAGTTGGAGAGTTTTTAGTTTTTTTTGCACTAAATCCCCATTTTTGATAAGAAGAACATCCTGCTATTGTTTTAACAGCAACCTTAGTTTCATTACCATCAGAATCAATCTTATATACTGCAATATCTTCGGGAGTTATTCTTCCATCATTATTCATATCTGCAAGATATTTTCTCCAATTTGTAATGTAATAAGTGGTGTTAGAACCATCTCTTTTATTTTGTCTTGTTTGGTCTATGTAATCTACATATTCCCTAGAGACTCGAATGTTAATATCATTATTTAATTCCTTAGTAACTTCAGAAATTATATCAGTTACATCATCCGCAGAAACATCAGAAGTTGTTAAATTGGACAATAAATAAACTTTCGAATAAGTTGTATAAGCCATATTAAAATTTTATTCTACTGCATAATGCTGTAGCAGTTGTTCCATTGTCAGACCAATAAACAACTTGAACTAAATTCTGGTCGTCTATTTCAGTTAGAACTTCAGCGATAGTTCCAGAAAGCCTCACCAATTTTCCTTTTTGAGTAACAGATACTGTCATATTAACCTCCAAAATAGATAATACAATAAACTATATAAATCTTATGTTACAATTCCAAAACTATTAGAAAAAGCAGTTATTTCGTGATCATAATTTATTTTAGGGTCTAAATAAATTTTTTTCCCTGTTTTTCTCCATTCCTTACAAAAATAAACATCACTCCCAATTATATCAAATCCATTTTTCTTCCAAACTAATCTAAAATAAGGTGCCTTTAATTTTTTAAGAGAATCAACCTTTATTAGAGCTCCGACAACTCCAGAGCCATCAACTTCTATTAATTTTTTATCTTCTTTTGTTATAAAAACTCTATTAACTTTATCCTTAAATCTTTTTGCATTTAAATTTTTATATTGGGTAGGATAGAATGGAGGTCGTCTTTGAGTTGCACTCCCAACAACAAATTCTTTCTTATGCTTCATTAATTCAACTATACATTTTTGAGGATAATTCATATCATCATCTAACATAAAGAGATAATCATATTTATGATGAATAGCAAAATGGCATGCGTTATTTCTCATTTGCTGAACTTCAACTGATTCAAAAGTTTGTATATCCAAGTCATGAAATTGTCTTGTATGATTTGCTATTGCAAAAACACTCCTAACAAAATATGCAGGATAATATTTTCTATTGCTTATTATTGCTAACAGTATCTTTTTTCTTTTTGCCATTTTGAAAATTAATATTTATTTGATTTTGTTGAGGTTTAGTTGGAGCACCCCATGTTTTAGGTCCAACATTAATATTTTTAGTCCATTTATACATAAGATATATTCTTCTTTTTTGTCTTTCAGATAAAGCAGTTTCCTGCTCTTTTTTAGAAGTTAAATTCTGTTCTTTAACATTCTTATGTTCTTGATGAAAGATTATTTCATTAATATCAATCATAATCAATTCTGTTCTAAATGCTCTTTCATATATATCATTATCCATTCCCCCCCAATAAGTAAGATTTTCATCATATCCTCTTATTCTAAAAATCCACCATTTTGGAAATATTTGTATTCCTCCAACAGCTTCATGCAAACTCGGAAGTTTTGTTTCAGACCAAGGAGAAGAAAGTCTAATAAGCTTTTCTCTATCTAATCCCCAATCTAAAAGATCTGGAGCAATCCTAGCAACAGAACGAGTAAAAAGAAAAACATCTCCCTTTAAATGTTCCTTTACTTTTTTCATAAAACAATTCCCAATAACCATATCACAATCAACTGTTCCAATATAGGAAGATTTACATTTTTTTATTCCTATATTTAAAGCATGGCATTTGTTCCATCTATTTTTAGTATCAACTCTTATCACTTTACAACTTTTTAAACCCTTAATAGGTTTTTTAGAACCATAGTCCACAACATATATCTTATTTGTAATATTAGATAAAAGACTATTTACACATTTCTGTATTCTTTTATTGTCTCTATCCCTTACTGAAATTACAAAATCTATTTTTGGTTCAAAGGCCATTTTAAAATGTAAGTATCCTCCTCTTTCTTTTTATCACATTCCCAATTTTTACATTCTTCTTGATATTCAGGACGAGTTGCATCATGTAAAATTATCAACCCTTCTGGATTTAATATTTTTTTCTCCCTAATTAATTTCAAAAAATCACTTCTCCATTTATCTGAATAATCCCCTCTACGTCCACAATCTACAAAGATCAAATCCATTTTTCCAAATTGTAATATTCCGTCTAAAAAATCCTGCTTGGTTCTAGCTAATTTTCTAAAATCTGCTGAATATCCCCCCATATTTTCAGTACAATTAAACCAAATGGAATTATCATCTATTATATGTAATTTTGACTTTTCAAATAACCATCTAAGCATGAAAGAACTACAACCACAACCTAATTCTAAAACCTTATTAGGTTTAAATCCACTATTTGCAATATCCCATAATGCTGGAACGTAACTTATTTGTGAAGCTCCCATATTTGACTAAATGTTTTAATTTTTACCTCCTTTTCTTTTAAATATTTAATAAATTCTCTTATAGGTTCTATAGATTCCGGAGTTTTATAGAACTTATGGTGAAGATAAAATCCTATCATTTCAGAAGATTTTTCTTTCTTAAGTTTTTCAAACTTTTCAATTAATTCTTCTTTTGTAGCAAATCTACTTTTTTTAAGTTTATTATCAAATATAGAGAGGTCAGTATAAACAGATAAATCTTTTAGTTTATGATTTAAATTAAATCCTGCAGAAATTATCTTAAAGCCTAATTTTTCTATTACTGGGATATGAAATTTTCCTATTCTATGCCAGGGGGGAGTAAATGCAGGATAAAAAAATTCCTTGAAATAAGTTTCTAAAAATATCTTTCCTGCCTTAATTTCTTCACTAACCACTAAATTTATCCTCTCATCAGGAAATTCATTTCTTGGAGCATATTCAAAATGATTAAATCCATGTTGATGAACCTCTATAAAATCTTTATATTTATTAAAAAAATTCTTTAAATTATTTATTGGCGTTGTACTAATTCCAACTCTCCCAGGAACAACTTCTAAATTAATAGGAACTTTTTCCTCTGCAAACATCTTAACCAAATTAGTTAATTGAGGATTAACTTCATCTACATCATCATCTCTAAAAAAAACTATCATTTTTTAATCCCCTTATAAATATCCCCAAAAGTTTTAACCATCATCTCATAACTTGAATTTTTAATAGTATAATCTCTGGCATATTTGCTTTCTTTTTTATATAATTCTTCATTATTTAATAATTCTAATATTTTGTCCCTATATGCTTCTGGAGTATTTTCTACTTGTATATGATTGTCTTTATGAACATTTCCATGTAAGCCTTTTTTATAAATAACTGGAACTCCTTTAGATTCTGCTTCAAACATAGCAAAACAAAAGCTTTCCCATTTGCTTGTATTAATAACTATCTTTGTTTGATTAAGGATATTCCAATAATCTAATACATTATACTGAGATAATATCTTAAATTCATAAGGTTTTGGAAGTTTAGTAATCTTCATTATTTCTTTCATTAATTCAAAATTCTTACAAGAACGAGAAGAATCTCCTGCCCAAAGAATTAATTTTTTTTCATTATTAGAAGGTTTAAGCTTATCAGTATCAACCCCCAAGTGAATATACTTAATTTTTTTGGCCATTTCTGGATAAGATCTTTCTTCTGCAGAATTATTTCTAATAACTGTAGATAAAAAGTAATTATCAATAGGAAAATTTATATCCTTTAAACTTTGTAATCTTTGTTCATTTTTAAAAGGAGATTGAATTGTTGGACCTAAAACATCTGGAATAAAATTTTCCTTATATAATTTACATAGGCAAGTCCAAGATTCACAATGGATAATATAACCTTCTTCTCTTTTCCTCTTTACTACTTCAAAATCAAATTTTGATTGAGGCATAACTTCAAAGATATAATCTTTTTCCCTATCAAAAGCAGTTTTGAGAGACAAATATTCCATTGGACTTCCACCAAATACATGATTAAAATTATCAGAATAACCAGTAGCAATTAAAAAAACTTTTATCATTTTATATCTATTTTTTTGAGTTTCTTAATATCCTCCTTATTCATTGGTTTAATATCATATTCTTTAAATTTTTCCAATACAAAAGATCTATATTTTTCTGGAATTAAATGATTCCCAAGAGGATAATATCTTTCCAAAAAAGACAAATCAAGATTTCTATATTCTTCTAATCTAGGAATTTTTAAATTACTCCTTTGATACGCCCAAATTAAAGCATCTCCTTGATGTAAATGATCTGAATGATAAAGAGCTCTATCTGCATTTGAAGAATAAATCACTTCCTTTCCATCTAAAAGATTTTTTCTAAAACATTTATAACATTTCCCACAAGCCTTTCCATTATTCCCTCTTATACAAGAAAAAGAATATTCATCATATTCACTCATAGAAACTATCTTGCTTGTTAAAACCTCTGAAATATTTCCAACAGGAAGCACAAGCTTTAAACCAGCTCTACCAAAAATAAGCCCCCATCTACTCCAAAATTCTTTTAAATCTCTATATTTACATCCTTTTTCAATAAAAGTAGAATCTAACATAGTCCCAGTAGCGATATAATTTAATTTAAAATGATCAGCTAATAAAACAAGACCAGCAACACAACTAAAGGGTGTAGAAAAACCCCTTTCTTTTCCATGCAACATTCTAACTTTTTCTTGATTAGATTTAGAAACAAATAATCTCTTTTTTCCTTTAATATGATTTATAAATCTAAATGCGTTATCTTGGTCTAGTGAACCTCCAAGATATTCATCTCTTTGATGATAAAATAATAAAGTATTTTCTGGGAGAACTAACATTGCAGCAGTAGAGTCCTTTCCAGTACTCCATGAAAGAGCAATATCTCCTGTTTTTTTAAATACTCTTTTCTTCCATTTAAGAATATCACTTCTTTTAAAAACCTCTTTCTCAAAAGGACCAAAGACTAAATATTCAACTAATCTTAATAAAGTTGGATGGGTATCATTTAATTTAAAATTATTTGGAACTTCAAAGTGGATTTCAATATCTTTATTCTGAAGAAAAACATAATTATCTTTTTGCCTCCAATTAAATTTAACCATTATTCAACTCCTTAATTAATTTAAAAAAAGTTCCTTCTAAAAAATCTAAATTAGGAATAATGCAATGCCCACCAATCTTAGTTTTTATAGGAATTAAATTTGGTCTGGTATATTCTGGGTACCCAAGAAGATTATATCCTCTGTTATAATTATTAGTCCATAAAGTCCATGCTTCAAAAGGAACATCATATTTTTCGCATTGTCTTTTAACTTCCTTAGTCCATTCTATTAGCAATCCATAAAAACTTGTAGAAAGAACTTTCATTAATTCTGTTGTTTCCGACTTATCAAATAAATAAATATTAATTCCAGCCCTTCTAAAATATTGAGCAACTTCACTAGCTTTTTCTCCTCCAAGAAACTTAGTAAAAGTTTTCAGACTCTTTGCTAAATGAGGGTGTATCCCGACGCAAGGAGAATGAATTGCATTACATTTCTTAGATACTCCAACAGGAACAGTAGAATGAATTATTGTATATGTAGGTTCATAATATTTTTGATATGCTTTAACTTGTTCTACAAATCTTTCAGAATAAGGAAAACAAATATGCATTATTCCTGGAAGCATCTCACTAGTATCACTAATGTCCACTATATTAACATTATAAGAATCCTTTAAAACAGAATAAAGAGATTTACCAATCTCCCCACGACCAACAATTAATGTATCCATTATATAATCCTATGTATAATGGACTTTATAAATCTTTTTATAAAAAATAAAAATAAAAAAATAAAATTAGTTTTATTGTAATTCCAAGATCTCTTTAACTAATTCTTCTTTTCCTCTGCCTTTTGTTCCTACTTTATATCCAATTTTTCTTAATTCAAAAAAACTTTTTGACTCCAATTCTTCTTTTGTATATTTCTTTGGAGTAATAGTATTTTTAACAATACCACAAAGTTTCCAAATTTTTTCTAAAACTTTTTGAGCCTTAGAGCTATCTCCAGATCTTACTAACTTCTTATATTCATGTTTTAGGTTAACTTTTTCCTTCATTTTTAAACAGAGAAGAATTAGTTTTGTTCGTCATCTATTGCTAACCAACCAACTGTTACATCATCACCAGTAACTGATGAACCATCAATTTTTGCAGTGAATCCAGCACCAGTAATACTTGTAGCATTCAAAGTTCCTGTAGTATCTTCTTCTTGTTGAGTTAATAATACAGAAGGCGTATTCTTCATAGGTTTAGCAAAAACAACTGCTTGAGTTCCATCTCCATTTCCATCTACAGTAATGTCTGTATTCCCACTTTGAATATTTTGGAATTTTCCGTAACCTGAGTGTAATCCATATCTTCCCATTTTTTTCCTCCTAAATTTAATTTCGTGATACCTCCTAAGGAGGCCTGTTGTTTTAACAACTTCCACACGAATGGTATGTTTTTACCTAAAAAAAATAAAAAACATAAAAAAAATAAAATAAATTAATGTTTATGCGTCTGAAACATCGATGAAAACTATAGCATCAGCTTGTAATACACCAACATTATATGCAGTGTACAATCCAATTCTCATCTGATCTTGAGTAGGGTAATCAAATACTTTTATTTCTGGACTCTTTCCCCATACTAAAGCACATGCAGCTTTTGGCTTACATAGAATACATCTTGTACAAGCAACAGCAGCACTAGTTGCGTCTGGCGCAGTTCCACTAGCAGCAGTTTGTTCAACATTGTTTGTTACAACAACTCTGATACCAAGATATGTTCCAATTTCACCATTCTTAACAATCATATCACTTCCATATTCAGCAGCATTTACAAATTGAGAATCTTTCAAGAAAGTTTCTTCTTGAGCAGGAGCAATAAACAGAACGAAAGGATCGTCTGAAGTATTATTCCAAGGATTCTTAGTACTTGTAGCTAAAGTTTCTGTTCCATTAGCTCCATCTGCACGATAATACATCTTTGTTTGCTGTAAATATCTTTTACCCTTAGCTACTAGATCAGTTGTAATAACATCTCCAGCAGATAATTCGTCAGCACCAGTTGCATCACCACCGTATAGTGTTTGAGCACCAACAGTTGTGTCTGCAGCAACAGTTGCATCACCAATAGCAACAGCAACAGCTCTATCAACTCTATCACCAATAGCATAACTTAATTCTTCTCTAGCAGCTTCTAAAAGATTAACGGCATTAGTATCAATATCGTATCTTCTAAGAGCATACCCTGCAAGAACCGGTTGTGGTGTTACAGTTACAGAAGTTAAATTATCCAATGATGTCCAGCTAATATCTGCTATAGTATTTGCGTAAGGACCTGTTCCAGCTCCACTACCACCAGTATCACTACCAGCAGTATTGAAAGTCATTCCAGATCTTCCCTCAAATGCAGTTCTCTTTGGAATTACAACATCATGTACTCCTTTTGGAGCATACATAACTCTTACAAAATTAGCAAAATATAATTGCTTCTTTGCAGCATCAACAATTTCCTTAAGAAATTGTACAGGTTGCAATCCGTAGAATGTATTACTAGCACCTCTTACATCAGGAGTTTCAGTTGCAGCTAATTCTCTTATACTTTTTGGTTTCATTGTTCGTTTTTTAACTTTTTCAAAAAGTCCGCCATTCCCATTACACCATCAGAATGATGTTTTTCCTCTAAAGTATAGCTTTGTTCTGAAAGGTTATGAACAGATTTTGAATCTGGTTCATTCATCTTAGCAGACATTTCTTTGATTTGATTTTTCAAATCTTTTATTTCATTAGCCATTTCTTGAGTATTATCTTTCTTAGGTTCAGGAATTGCATTGTTTCTCTTTTTCAAGACTGCTGTTAATTCATTTACTCTCTTAACAATCTCATCAGTAGATAATTCTTCTAGCTTAGCAGAAGCTTCCCTTCCTTCTTTGTAAGCTTTCATTATCTCACTTAGAGTAACGTCAGATTTCTTTTCTTTCATTGATTTAACAAATCCAGGCCAGTCTTCATTTGATGAAACCTCTAATAAATCACTCATTTCTTCAGAAGTTTTTTCTTCTTCTTCAGATTCAGATTCCTTAGATTCTTCATCTTTTTCTTCTTCCTTTACTTCAGATTTTTCTTCTTTTTCTTTTTCATCAACTTTTTCTTCAATTTTATCTTCGGACATTTCTTTTTTTAAACCTCCTTTCACCTCTTTAAAATTTGAATTTTCTTGACCTGGGCCAGGTCTTTCAGACCTTCTCATTTCTCCTCCACATTTAGGACATTTAATATCCCTACAATGTTCTTTTGTTTGAATAGTATGACCACATTTTAAACATTCACAAGAATAATTTTCAGAAAGATTTATGTAAGCTTTTTTTACAGCAGGATTTGTAACTACTGAAAAATTTTCAAAAGTAAAATTTCTTAAAAAACCGTCCATTTCATCTCCCCTAACCTTTGGAGATACTCCACATCTAGCACCAGCAACTAAAACCTTAGTAAGAATATTTTCATCATAAAATTCTAAATCTCCTAATACTTTTCCACTAGCTTCATCAAATCTAGGATTTTTAACCCAGCCAACCCAATCTTTTAAAGAGAGAGGTTTATCTGCATGATCTAAAATTAAAGAACAAACATCTTTATCACTCCAATTAGTGTTTTCAAAAGCTTGTTTAATATCTTCAGAAGTATAATTCATATCATTCCAAGTTCCAGGAGCCATCAAAACTTTATTTTTTATAATATGAGGGACTTTTAGAACATCGTTTTTAGAAAGAGTTTCTTCTCCAAGTATTAAAGTTTTGTAAGCCATTCTAATATATAGAGGGATAACTAATATTTAAATCTTTGTATATGTAAGGTTTTTTATAAGAACTTCAATTAGGGTTATAATCACTTAAAGAATAGAAATATTTTCCTTGATGTCCAATTTTTATCGAGGGGTCCATCCAAATAGAATATCCTAAATCTCTTGCTCTTTTACAAAAAGAATAATCTTCCCCTAAAAATTCTCCACAATGAACCATAGGACAATAAGCATAATGATATTTAGCTGCGATTTTTTCTATCACTTCTCTTTTAGCAAGAATACAACCACCCCCAATCCATTCAGCTTCAAAAACTTCTGTAGGAATTTCAAATTTATAATTTGGAAATTTTCCTGTTTTCTCATATTCTCTCTGCAAATCTATTGGCCTATAAACTGGATAATGAGGAGGGTGTTTTATTACGTATAATGCTCCAACAACATCTTTATTTAATTCAATAAGTTTATCTAGAGGATTGATATGTGGGACATCATAAAAGAATAAATCATCATCTAGCATAAAGAAATAATCTGCATCTGTTTCTAAAAATTTATCTTGAATAATCTGTCTTGCATTAACTATTGTAATTCCAGAAACTTCCAAAAGAAGAACTTCGTGCTTAGAGGTTTTTCTTATCCATTCGTGGTTCTTTCTAATTTTAGGGTCTTGAGATACATATATCGGAACAGCCATAACTACTTTAGCCACTTTTATTCACCAAATTTAATAATCTATTATATGATTTTTCTACAGATTCATCAGATAAATCATTTCTTTTTATACACAATTCTACTGCAGACCTCATAAGAATAGCTTTATTAGAATCAATTTCAGAAGCTTTCAATGACTTTTCATCACTTTCAGTTCTTTCAGGTCTAATAATAGCTTTTTTTTCACCATCTGTTGGAGTATCTCCTACCTTTTCTACAGCAATTATATGGTCGATATTATAGAATGTTCTGTCATCTTTTTTAACTTCCTTATACTTAAAATAAATATTATCCCCTATATTAGCATTATCTGGGAGAGTAGAAAACATTGAATATCTTTTTAAATCATTAACTAATTTAACGTCTGTTTTAATCTTATTATTAGACGTTGGAGATTCTTTTACTTCTTCTATTTTTCCACCAGTTTCAATTAAATTTTCCATTAGTTTAAATCTTTTTCTTCAATAGAATTTATCATTTCTTTAAATAGAGGTAAATCTTTTGCCAAGATTCTAACCCCAGATTTAGTGAACCCGGTATATCTTTCTGAGCAAACAAATTCTCTGATAGTTAATCCTGGTTTTCCACCAAAGTCATCAACTCTAACTACAATATCAACTTCTTCGTTCTTTTTTATTTTACCTATGTCTTTTTCCATTATTATGAATCCACCCGTATTTTTCTTCATCACCTTTTAATTCTTCATAAATCCCACGATATTCTGTAACATCATATCCTTGTTTTGCTAGAATATCCAAGCAAGAGCCAAATTTATTTAATTTTTCTAATCTTTGTGTATCATCTGTTTCAAAAAAAAGAATTTGAACAACAACACTATCTAATCCGTTGTTAATCTTTGTTTGGCTTAATTTCTTTCTCATTCTTTTTTATCCTCTCATCAAAATAAAAGTTATTAAGATATTTTACTCTTTGTTTAAATGGAACATATCCAACATTAACCCCATTATATTCTATCAAATCAAATAAAACTATTGAATCTCCTTCAATATTTCCTAATGCAGCAAAATTTTCTTTATGAAGATTCAAAAGAGATTTATGAATGTCTTTATATTTACCATATAATTTTTTAGTTAAATCTTCCCCATCTTTAGAAAGTATTTTAACTTCCTCTCCTTTCTTCTCAATAGAAATAAGATTATCCGTATTAAACTTCGTAACTTTATCTTCATCATTAGTAACAATATCCAAAGAATTAATTGGATGTAAATGAGGTATTCCCTTACCCATCATTAAACCTAAAACTTCTTCGTGAATAGCATGAATACTTATAAAATCCCACTCTGGTATTACTAATCCTTCAGAAATTTTCTGCCAAAGAATGTGCATTTTATCATGCCAATAAATTAAAGAATATTCATCTAATTCAGTTAAATCAACTCCTTTTTTTATATTTTCTGGAAAAACAAATGCCATTTTATATTGTAATATAGATTTTAAAGTTTATAATTCTTTTGCTCATTAATAAATGTTACCTCTTATTACGAATTTATTTGAATGAGTAGATTCATTATAAAGAGATCTTATTTCAGAATCTGTTAGTGTTCTATTATATAATCTGAATTCATCAATAACACCATCAAAAGGAAATTGTTGTGCGGAAGCATATCCATATCCCCCAATTTTTAAATCTGCTATATCATCTTTTCCATGAAAAGGAAATAAAGGATTTTGTGAATCGGTTGCGTTTAATTCTCCATTAATATAAATATTTAAATTAGTCCCATTTGCTATAAATACTGCATGATACCATTTTCCTATTCCAAATCCAGAAGAAGTTACAGAATTAAATCCTCCTGCTCCAGAATAATACCCTCCAAACAATAAACCTCCATTATTTCCAACTCTTGCAGTGTAAGACACATTGCTCCTTCCTGTTCTTGCAAAAAGATAACTAATTGAATCATCTAAATTATTTATTTTAAACCATAATGAAACACTCATATTTTTTCCGTCCATCTCTATACTCTCACTATCTGGAACTAGAATATAATTATCTTCTCCACCATCTCCAGAGGTTTGAAAACCCTTGAAGAATTTACCATTTCCAAAAAAAGCTTTTCCTGTTTCAGAATAAACAGTCCCATCATTATTATAAGGAGATAAATCTGATGCGTTATTATCCATTTTCCAATATCCTACTAAATCATCTTCTACTACCTCTTTATCTGGACTTCCTCTTAAAATAATTTTATGAGATTGTAAGGATTCATTATATAATTCTTTTATTTCATCTACTGTTAATACTCTTTCATAAACTCTAGCATCGTCTATTAATCCATTAAAAAAGGAATGACCATTTGTTTTTTGAACCCCAAGCAAAATACTATTTGAAATATATTGATAACTAGAAACTCCAGTTTTATAACCTCCAGTAACAAGTTCTCCATTGACATACATATATATTGTTACTCTTTCTTCCCCAGAAGAATTATCATATTCTTCTGTGCAAACAACATGAACCCATTCATTAGTTGTAGAATAACCATAATTAATATTTTTAGTTGCCATAACACAATTTATTTCTTCTCCATATTCCTGAAGATATATATTTGATTGTGCATTTAATGTGGGAACTGCATTGCAAAGAATACCTTCAGAAGTTGCAGCATTTGGTCCATCTCCTAACCTTTTGAACCATACAGACAATGTTTCATTCCTTATAGGAGTTATATCATAATAGTGTGTGCTTTGTATATAATCTCCCTCTCCATAAACATTTGCTGCCCCAGAAAATTTTCCTTTATTTGAAAAGTAAGAATTTCCATAATTTTTTCCGTGTAAAATTCCTCCAGAATCTAAAGCATTTCCGTTTAGTTTCCAATGTCCTACAAGATTACTCCCTTGGTCTTTACTTTCATTATAAATTTCTTGAACTTCAGAATCTGATAAAGTCCTATTAAAAATTATTACTTCGTCTATGGCACCATCAAAAGCAGTGGCATCATTTCCATCATCTGCATTACCAATCCAGATATTATCTCCAGAACTAAATATTCCTGTTAAAGAACTAGCGTCCAAGGTATAAGAATCTTTTTCACCATTAAGATAAAGATTAACCGTAGAAAGATTGCTATATACTAAAACAAGATGATACCATTTTCCAGCAACTAATTCAGTATCATCAAAATTATTAGAACTATCTATTATATTCCCATTTGAATCTTTCATATAAACTCTTGGGGTGCTTCCAGAATAAAAGGCTATAAAAAAATTACCATTGTTTGTATATCCCTTGGAGATAAATCTATCATTAGTACCCCAATCATAAGAATAAGCCCACATACTTATGGAAAAATTGCCAGTAAAATCAATATCCCCTACATCAACATAATCTCCGATAGCATCAAATATAGTACATTGGCCTACAAGACAATTATCTGAATAAAATACATCTTCTCCAAGAGTTCCATCATTATTATTTGTAGTATTATCCAAAGCATTTCCATCTAACATCCAATGTCCTAACATTTCAGAAGAATTGGTAGTTGTATGGTTTCCTTGAAGACTATCATTTTCAAATGAAACAAGTTCCGGGCTTCCCTTAAAGATTATTTGATTAGAAATATTGGAAGCATTATAAAGTTCTCCAATTTCTGCAGCAGTAAGGGCTCTATCATAAATTCTATAATCATCTAAACTACCATTAAGAACGTGAGTTCCATCATCCCCTAACCTATTAACCGTAAAATAATTACCTGCATCTGAAGAAGGAATTAAATCAATTATTTCTCCATTAATATACACATGGTAATCGGTTCCATCATAGGTTAATGTCCACATTTGCCAATCAGTAGAAATTGCTCCATCTAAGAATAAGTTATGAGTTCCACCAGAATCTACAATATAAAAAAGTTGTAAGGTATTATAATAAATATAATGAGAATAAGACCCTGCAATTAAAACTTGGTTCATATTCATATCTGGTTTAATCCAAGTAGTTATAGTCCATTCAGTTAAATTTATATCAGAAAAAGTCATATTATCATCAACACCATCAAAATGATACGCTTGACCATAATATCCATCTACAACTGTTGGGCCACTTATATTTAAATTATTTAAATTATATGAATGATCTAAACCATTTCCATCTAAATGCCAATATGCTTCTAAATCTCCATCAGAATCCCATATTGTTGCTCCTGCAATACCAACTAGAAGAAGAAGTGCAATTACGAGGAAATAATAATATTTGGATTCCATCTGTTTAAATATTCCTCTGCATGCTTAGAAATAGTTTCATTTATTTGTTCTTCAGTAGAATCTTCTGAAAATTTTGAACTAAGAGTTTCATTACTTAAAACTTCTCTTGTAATAATTGTTCCATTATCTATTTCCTCATACCCTTCTGTATATATTAAAGCATTCCAGAATACTTCTATTTCATCAGAAAAGGGTCTTTGTTCTGTTCTTAAAATAGTTACATTAGATTTGACTTCTTTCTTTAAATCAATAATATATTCTTCTGCATCTATTTTTTTAACAAAATCCTTTCTAAGTGATTTTTCAGTATATTCTATGTAAGTAGGAATTTTGGTTTCATTACCAACAACAATTTTTTCGTCGTATTTAATCCAGCCTGTTTTACAATTCTTATAAGTTCTAGGTGCAGATTCATTATAATAACATCTTGTTTGTAATCCATCTGAATTTACTGCACTTAACTTAAAACATAATCCAACGATTGTTTGATCATTATCATTACATTGATAAGCATCATAACCTTCTGGGATAATAAATGCAGTTCCAAGAAGTGCAACTAAAATGAATATTCCTATACCTAACTTTATGCTAGTTTCTTTTGGTTCAGTAATTATTTCTGGCATTTTAACATCCTATACATCCGTAATTTAATTGTAGTGTTCCATTTGAAAGGAATGTAGCCCAAATATCTGTAGCATTTCCTATTGAAACTGGTAATCCATAACTTGAATTAATTACAACATGAGTTCCATTAACACTTATAGTAAATAAATCAATTTCAGAACCAGGGTCTCCAACAATTAAATCATCACCAGCATATAGTTCTTGATTAACTTCTGCTTGTGAAGTTATTTCTGTCATATTAGTTCCTGAATCTATTTGAAAGCTTTGAGTATCGTGAGAAAGACTTCCCCATTGAGTATTATCTGTATCTGGGTCTGTTGCAGAATGTAGAAAAATAGTTGGATTGGTGCTTGGAATGCTATGGTCATAATCATCTTCCCTATTAGCATAATCTGTGAAAATAAGGTTGTAATTACTTCTTCCATCTGTTCCAACAATACCAAAATGAACTCCATCATCTGCTATAGGTAATGCTCCAAGAAATGAATTTCCACTTTCTTTAATAACCCATGAAGAAAGTCCTCCAGAAGGATTAAAAGAAACTAAACTATCAAATTCTATAGTTCCATCAACTTCCAATTTTCCAGAAACAAATAAATCGTCATCGCTAGTAAGAGAATGAGAATCTACTCCTGCGTCCCCTATTACAATATTATCTCCACTACCAACTAAATTGCTGATATTTGTAATATTGTTTCCACTCATATTCAAATTTCCGGTCATATTATCTCCATCAACATTAACATATAATCCATCAGCATAAGTTTCATTAAATCCATTACTTGTGCTATTCCAATAATTAAAATTATTTATATTTGATTTAGTATAATAATCAGTGATATTAAAATCAGTAGAATTATAAAAACCATAAGGATTTAAAATAGAATAATACAAAGTGTCTGCATGACTTTCATTCCAAGAAGAATTACCACCAAAAGTGTTATAACAAGTATCTCCAATACAAAAATAATCTGCAGTAACATTATATCCTGTAACATTAATATTTTCACTTCCAATACCAACATAATCTAATTTTCCGGTAAATGGATTAAAGGTAGTAGAATATGCAGAAATCAATCCAATTAAAAATATTGCTCCAATCAAATAAAGTAATTTTTTCATTTTAACTATAACTTAAAGATTCTCTATTATCCCAGATATTATCAAACTTAGTATCACCATCAGCAAATTGAATATCTGTTACATTTGTTCCAGAATAAACTAATTTCTTAATCATCCACCCTGCAGAATCTTTTGCAGTTCCAGGAGGAGCAAAACCAAGATATTCTGCAAAGCCACTTCCATTATAAGATATTACCTGTGTCAATAAATCAGTATAAGGCATAATCTTTATAACTTCAGCATTTGAATCATAACTTTCAGCAAAAGCTTTTTGAATATTAATAGTTTCTCCAGCATCTGTCAATATTAAATTATTCGGCATCTTCCTTACCTCCTTTTTCTTTCTTTTCTTCTTTTGGTTCCTCTTTCTTTTCTTCTTTACTTTCCCCTTTTTCCCCAGCTTCTAAACCTTCAGACTTTATAGCATAAGACCTAATATCTTCTGGAAATAATATTCCCTTTTCAACATAAGAAACTAATCTTTTTGACTTATCATTAATCTCCTCTACTCCAACATCTCCAAAGTGCAGTTCAGGATATTTTTCAGTTTTTAAATTAACTTCAGCAATTTTAGAAGAAACATATTTTTGGAAAGTAGAAATAGTTCTTTTAATTATATCTCTTAAAGTAAATTCTAAAAATCTTTGTTGGTTATTTAAAGTAGCTCTATTTGTTGCTTCTCCACTTCCAACAGCAAAAGCTTCTGGAACTCCAAGAGATGCAGTAATATTTTTTCTCAAATAAATTAAAGATTGATCAACTATATCTGGCTGCTTAACTTCTAATGGATAAGGTTTAACATAATATGGGTGAGCAAGGTATCTATCATGTTTTAAATTTCTTAACATTTTAAGAGTATCATTAGTCATACTAGGTGTTGGGTGATGAAGTTCATCTCCAACTGAAGCAAGAACAGGAAATGTTCCTTTAGTATAAATTGAATTAGTCTGTGCTTCTTCAATGCTCAATCTCCTATAAATTGATTTATAAGCAGGTTCTATTAATCCAACTCCAGAAAATCTATCACCAATAGCATATAATTTAAATTGGCATATTCTTTCAGCCTTTAAAAATATCCCATTATTTAAATTAACTTCTGGAGGAACTTTATCTCCCTTACCATCTGTATTATATCCATAAGGAACTTTCTGAACATATCCTACTGGTCTTCCATAATTATCCGTAACAACTTTACCATCTGTATTTCTTGCTAAATCCATATTCTTAGAATCTATTAAAGTAATATCAACAATATCCCCTGTTTTTTTCCCATTAACTAATTCAACATAAGCATTCCCATATATCATTTGATTTCTGAATATTCCTTCAAGTAATTCATCAAAAGTTAAATTATCCCCCACCTTTCCTATATTCTTGAAAAATTCCTCAAAATAATCTGCATTTTCCCCTCTAAATTCATATCCAGCAGCCATAATCATTTGGGTAGATTTATTAATAGAGTTAAAAGAAATAGGATCAGAATAATATACTTGTTCCAATTCAACAGGTTCAACTCTCTCAACTTCATTTTTTTTATCAGAAAGTTTAATTGAAATAGGATTAGAATCATCTGAAGTTTTAGAACCTGCTAATTCGTAAGCCTTCCCTTGAGTATCAAATAGTTCTTGAATTATACCCATTATCTAAAAAAAATGCTCCTTACAATTTTTGTTAATTTAAATTCTAAAAACCAAAAACCTATTCCATAACCTATCCAAGAAAACAAGGTAAAAGGAAGACCAAAAACAGTAGTAAGAAAAACATTTAACGGAAATCCGTATCCTATTGTTCTCAGTAAAAATTCTAATAATACAGAAAGTTCTGTCTTAAAATTATATTTGTCTTTAGATTTTGTTTCTGCCATCTTTTTATTCCTTATTACAAGGGATTATAACTATTTAAATTTTACCCACTAGCAAATAAACTACCTTCAAAGTCCTTTTGCCTAGAAGACTCACTTAACGCCATAGCTAATGACACTGCTATATCATCGTGAGCAGCCGTAGATAAATATTGAGTCATTTGAGTATTAGGGGATTTGGTTTCTTTAAATCCTAATAATTGCTTTGTTAATGTATCTGTTAATCTAAGAGCATTATGATCATCTTTGCTTCTAGGAATTACAAGTTTCTTTCCATCAATAATATTTTTCATAGTCATTAATAATTTATTTCTGGCTTTATATTGGAATGATTGAGGAACAACTGGAAGTCCAGCAAATCTTAAATCATCAATTATTGCGCTTCCAACATTAGATTCATCAACTATAACTCTTAGTGGGGTATATGCTTCAAATAATTCTTTAATTCTTTCAACTTTAGCATTTACTGGAAGGCCTTTATGTATTTCTATATGTCTTATATAATGAAGTTTTCTAACTTTACCTATTATGACATAAGCATCAAAGTCAGCAGTTGGACCAGAACTAACAGCAAAATCACAAGCCATAAATGTTTGTTCTTCTTCTTCTGGAGCCATTGTGAATTTTTCAGTATAATCATAACAATTCATTATTGAAGATAATGGATAAATAGCATCTTCAGTTTCAGCAGTTGGGTTACACATATAATTCTTCTCAAAATATTGTTCCCCTAATTCTGCTTTTATTTTTTCAAGCTTTTCTAAAGGAAATCTTTCAGGCCAAATAGATTCTCCTTTTTTATTTACTGCTGGATAAGATTTACATACATAATCTAATTTCCTGGCTCTTATAACTCCCATTAAATCTGTTGGAGATTCTGGAGTAGAAATTAAAACTATTCTTCCCCCCTTTGAATTAACTCTCGGAACTATATAATCAAAATAAATTTGTAATTCTCTATAACTTGATGCCTCATCTAATAAAATATGATCAACATGTTCTCCTTTAATATTTTCAGAATAGGGTCTGCATTTTATAACACATTGTGAAGAAGTTTTTATTGTTTGCTTACTCCAAGTTTCTAAATGGTTCTTTGGTTTAAGCATTTGAAGAATCTCATTATCTTCTATATGTTTTTTAATTTCTGATAAAACTCTGGTAGATTGGGGGAGAGTATTAGAAATAATTAATATTTCTTTATTTTGATAAAAATAAGCCATCCAAATAGAATAAGCTGCTCCCAAAATTGCAGTTTTACCAAAACCAGTAGGAGCAAGTATTGAAACTCTTGGATTATTTCTTATGGTATAAAACCAATCCATATGATATTCTTGTAAATCTAAGTTAAGCATTCTTTTGCAAAAAAGTTTAAAATCTATTTTTGCTACGGCATTAAATTCTGCCATATGCTCAAAATCATCACCTAATATATCCTGTGTTGTTATCATTTAAGATTGGTACTCCTTTCCCAGTAAGAAAGAATTGATTGAATAAAAGTTTTTTGTTTTTCTTAAAAGCAATTAAAAAAGCATTACATTGTTTATCATCTAATATTTTATCTATCTTTTTCTTATCTTTCTTATTTACTTTAAAGGTTTTTTGGCATTTAATTTTAAATATAACAAAAGGGTAAAGTTTGAATGGAACTTGAGTATTATCGTTTTGTTTGTTTATTACTCCAGTCATTTCAAAATCACATCTATGATATGCTATGAAATCTGAAAATTCTTTCTGTCTTTCAATACAAGTAAATCCCTGAGATTCTAAATATTTTTTAGTTTCTTCTTTTAAATTCATATTAAATTAATAACCCCTGCTACTATCAAAGCCCATACTATAGTTTCAATTAACATTCCAAATAGCCATTCTTCATAATTTATCTTTCTCATAAAAAGGGTTATTGTAGATACTAGCATTTTTTCTTCCTTAATTGTTCTGCTATATCCTCAATCCAACAATAAACACATTTATTTGCTCTACACATCTTTCTTCCACAATCGCATTGAGAATAAGTATGAATTCCCGGTTGTAACTCTCTTTTCAATTCACTAATAGCCCATTCAAGTTTTTCTTTACCTTTTAATTTAATATATTGATAAGTCATTTTTTCCTCCTTAAATATAAATATTTTAATCCTCTACCTTGTCCTATTAATCTTCTTACTTCATGGTAACTTAATCCTTTCTTTTCCCAAGAAAGATAATCCCAGAATCTAATAAAAGGATATAATCTTAATGGCATATCTTCTATAATCTTATCTACATAGAACCCCTCTTTCTCAAAAAGGTTTAATAATTTCGTAGATTTATCCTTCCCTAATAAATCAGTATGAAACTCTATCATAATCTTATCTACCCTTTTAGGAATACCCTTCTTAAATACCTCATATTCATAACCCTCAACATCAATTTTAATCATATTTACTTTAAATTTTTTAACAAAATAATTTAATTTTTTTGATTTAACTTTATAACCTTTACCTTTAACAACTCTAGATTGATTTAATGATTCTGCTTCCATAAAATTAACATCTTTACCATCTCCTAATGCTAAATTGTAAATCTCTACATTATTTATATTATTTAATTTTAAATTATCTTCTAATATTCCTAAACATCTTTTAATAGGTTCAATAGCAATAATCTTCTTAGCATTTCTTGAAAGAAGGGTAAAGAAACCAACATTTGCTCCTACATCTAATACAATATCATTTTTATCAATAAATTTGATATAATTTCTAACATTTCTTGGTTCTCTCATTCCACAACTTCTTAAAGTACTTGTTAAAGAATAGGGAGAATCATCTTCTATTAATTTCATTTTAAACTTAAACCCATCAACATCTACACATACTATTGATTTTTTATGAGAAATAATTCTATTTAAATGAAATGGCAGCCACGTTAGTTTTTCTATAAAATTTTTCATTTTTTATTCCCAAACCCTTTCTTTTTCTTAGGGTGTTTATATTGCAATAAGTTTCTATACATAAGTATCCTTCTTTTAAGACTATTAGTTCTTTTTAAACTAAGTTTACGTCCTCCATTTAGTTCCTTTGTAGCTTCCTTTAACTTTTGTTTTAATCCATGTCTATTCATTCTTTTTCATATCTCCTTCATGTCTTAATGTTTTTTCTTTTCCTGCTACCTGCATATTGAATTTTTGGAAATTCTCATTCATCCACTTTTTTAATGCAGCAAAGATTAATTCTTCTGATTCTTCTGTTTCAATAACCCCAGAAAATACTACTCTACTCATATATCTAATCCTTCCTCCTCTCTTTTTACTTCTTCCTCTTTTAATTTCATAAGTACTATCCTAAAATGTTTACCTATAAATTCCTTTGGAATGAAAATACAACCAGAACTTCCAGCATAAGATACTTTCTTTTTTCTAAAAACATAAGCATCTAATTTTTTGGAATAAATATATCCAGGGCCTTTAAGGAACATTCCAGAATCTTCTATCTCTTTATTTAATTCAGCTACATCGTCTGCTATATCTTCTTCTTTATCTGGATCTATTATAATTTTTTCTACCATTGTTTTTCAAAAACTGATTTATAAATTTCAATCTGCTTTATCTCACTAACCCTACTTACTACATCTTGTCCTTTAAGGATTAAAAATTTATCATATTGGTTAAATCTTTGGAACCAACCATGTTGAAATGAGTGATGGCATTTATCATTTCTACAGCTCCACCAAGCCTTTTCTAAACTTCTTGCCTTTGTTTTTCCAGAAACCTTAAAATCTTTTTTCAAAATCAAAGGACTTTTACAATATGGACAAAAAGCATATAAAATTTGCTTCATTCTTCTTCCTCCTCAAAACCAAATATTTTGTTTATTTTCTTTAATGAACTCTTATGCTCTTCTTTTTGTAACATTATTCCTGCAAAACACTCAAATTTAGATAACTCCTCAATTCTATCTTTATGAAAATTAATCAATTCCTCAACTGCTTTCTTTATTTTATTTCTTAATCTTATTAAACTCTCTCTTCTATAAATTGCTTCTTTAGATTGGTCTTCTCCATTTTCATTAAATATCTCCCAAAAGTTATCTTTTAATGTCATTTCAAATCCTCCAATTTTTTTCTCCACCACTTTTCTTGTTTTTTAGTAGAATCTATTGTTGGACAATAACCCTTCAAAAAATCTAATGCTTCACTTAATTCTTGAGTTGTAAAATCTCCTTCAATATTATCTAAACACTCTGTTAATTCTCCTACCAACTCTTGTGCAGATACTCCATAAGTTCCCATTATTTCCTCTCCAGTTTTTTCCTTAATTCTTTAATAAAATTCTCTTTAGTTCCTTTATAACATTCATTAATATCACCTTCATGACAACCACACCAACATTGATTACTTGAATATCCTTCTTCAAATTCATTAAATACCTCTTTAACTATTTCAATTATTTTATCAACCTCTTTCATTTTTTGTTTCTCCTCTTTTTTCTTTAATGTCCATCCAATTAATTTAATCTCTGAAGTTAAACTTAATATTCCCAATATTAAAAAAAACAAGGCAATATCTAAACAACATAATAAAATAATTATATCTTTCATTTAAATACCTCCTAATCGTGATTTAATTTTTCTTATTGTTTCTTTTCTTTGATCTTCTGGCAGAGAAATTAAGTATTTAAGCATAAATGCTCTTGCTCCATCATCTGTTTCAAGAAGTCTTTTTACTTCCTTAAGTCCTTTAGATGTAAATTCTCTTTTCAAATCTCCTCCAGTAAAAGTTTCTTTTAAAAAACCTTTTTCACAAAGTCTTCCTTCAATCCAATCTTCTTGTAGATTCATATTCTTTCCAATACCTCCTTTACTAAATCATCTGTGAAACTCCATACTCTTGTACTTGCCTGTGAATTTCTTTCTCTTAATATTGGCATTAAAGCTTCTAAGATAGTTGTTTCTTCTCTAAAGCATTCATATCTAGAATAATGTTCAAAACCAGCCATTCCTCTTACTTGATAAATTTCTTCTAATCTATAAAGTATATCTCTATTATTTGTTATCATTTTTGTAACTCCTTATACTTAACTATAACTTTTCTTCCTTCTTTTACTTTTGATGCAATAAGGAACTTACTGCAATAGTTGTTATCTAAATACCATCTAGCTTTCTCTTTTTCTTCTTTATCTAAATAACCATTAGTTTTGCATTCTACAAAAATAATACAATATTCAATTTTTCCACTCAGTTCTGGAGATTTATTTATTACATCTCCAAATCCTCCACAAGATTGATTATAAGCGTATTTGTAAGCAATAAAATCAGGAAATCCAACTCCTACACTTAATGCTCTATTAAATGGATTATATTTTCTTTTAGCTGGAACGCATTTTCCTGTTCTTGGAATTCTAACTCCAAATTTAAATCCTTCATCATTAACCTCTGCAAAATTTTCAAACTCAACATTATTCATCCATTTACAAACAATCCATCCCTTGCTTTGTAAATCTGCTCTTACTTTCCTTTCCCAAGCAGCTCCTGATGCTCTATTCTTTTTTCCTTGTTTTTTCTTATCTATCATTTTTTCCTTTGTTTGCATTTCTTTTTACCTAATGGATTTGGAATTTCTAACCACAATTTTTTATAAGTTATAGCATCATCTACTATTTCTCTTTTAGTTTTATCATCAAACATTGTTATCTTTCCTATTATTAATTTTATTAGAGTTTCATAATTTTTTATTTCTGAGTTTATTTTATCTATTGGAGTTTTATTATTTCCAAATATAAAATCAGTAAACTTTCCACCATCCTCCATATATTTTAATAACATATCGTGATATAATTCATCATACATTATAGCAGCATAAGCTGTTTCTGGAAGTTTATATTTTATTAATACTTTTAAATAAGTTTCATACCTCTGTTTTACTCTTTCTAATTCGCTTTCTAAAAATTTTAATTTGTATTCTTCTGCTTTTTTGTTTTTCATTAATGCCTCCTCCCTTCAAACCAATCAAACATATCACATCTTAATTTAGCCATTCTTCCATCTGGGTGAGTAAATACTATTCCTTCTACAAATCCATTTCTATCTCCTTTCATAGAAGTATATAGAGGAAGTAATTCTTTAAACCAATTACTAATTGTTTGAAAATCTTTAGGATATTTCCCCCATGATTTATATTTTAAATGTTTTTGGCAAAATGTTTCAAAAGGAATCCATAAATGTTCATCTAACTTATACGGATTTCCATTTACTTTAGGTCCAATTAATTCACCAAAATGTTGGCCATCACTTAAAAACTCTAAATATCCTCTTTCTTTAGAATTAAGTAAACCTTCAATTATCCACTTCTTACCTTTATTAATAAATGGTATTCTCTCTGTTCTATTAAAAACAGCAGTAACAGTTCCCTCTTGAATTAAAATACTAACATTAGTTCCATGAAGTTTTTCTATTGCCATAACACTTTCATCTTCAAATACCCATTCATATCCAGGATTAACTTCATTTATTACAATATATTTTCCATTAACTTCCTTTCTAACAAAAGGACATTCAAGTTTAGGCATATCTTTTATTTTCATCTTAGGAATATGTATAAGAATACTCCAATACCGGGATAACAAAAATAATGCAGAAGCAACAGCTAACCAGAATAGTTTAGATTCTTTATTTAATGGAGGATCACATGCAATCAATGCGAAGTTATCTTTTAATTCTATATTTGTCATTTTATCTTTGTATAATCAATTATATAAACTATTTAAAGGTTTGGGTTATTGTTAAATGCCTTATTCCCTTATTTAATTTTTGTCTTATTTAATTGCTCAGGGAGGATTTGAACCTCCATCTTGAGATTTCTCCAGCCACAGAAACACACTTCAAAAGGAGAATTTTTCAATGGTTTCAAACTTAGTTATCAAGCGTGGCTGCATGAGTCTCATATCCTACCATTAGACTACCGAGCATTGGTCCCCCTTATTTATTTTACCGGAAGGGAGAACTCCGGAATAAAGCTGTCTTTCCAGTTGTCCTTTAACCATGTGCGAATCGAACGCACCAACACCATAACTAGTATTATGCTATGGCCAAAAGCTCCAGACAGGAGTCGAACCTGCAACCTTCTGCTTTCTTAAAGAAGTATTAAACTGAGATGAATAACCTTCCTTACAAGGCAGATGCAATGCCTTTATGCTACTGGAGCATGATTGAGATGTGGTCAAACAAACAACTTCAGTAATGTTTCTTTCCCCAACCAACATCTCTTTGTTCACTCAGGCTAAAACTTAGCTTTTAACTAAGCCATAGAACCTTGAAACTCGGACATCTCTGCCCTGCAATGTAGGGGATTATGTTCTTCTTGCAAATTTTGTATAATATTTTGTTGCATTTTTTACTTTTTTTTCAACTCCATGTGATTGTGATGATTTTGTATCTTTGATCCATTTTCCTTTACCCTGCTTTACTGATTTAGGTATTTTAACTTCATGTCCTTTATTGTGAAATTTATACGCTTGAATCTCATCTTTAGCTTTAACAACTCTTGTTTTAGCATCTTCAAACATTATAAAACGGCGTTAGCCGTCGTTTCGCCGGGTATATCGACTTTTTTGTAATATTTTTTAATTATTTTATCTTTCCTCTCATCTGAAAGAACTAAATCTTTATTGTTCTTCCCTTCAGTAATCTTGTGAATCTTTTTATGGCATGTAGCACATAAAATTACCATGTTTGCAAAATAATTTCTTTGAGATAAATAAATATTTGGAGGTATTATTTCTTTTGTTTTTCTCATAATTAAATGATGGATTTGAAGATTTTTTGTTTCAAAACAATTAGGATTTTCACATTTAAAACCAGACCTTGCAATGGCTAAATCCTCTCCTTGTCCAACAATTTTGGACAAGAGTTTATTGAAATCTTCATCTTTTCTTTCTATGGAATCCAAATTATAAGCTGTTACGCCTAAGAGTTTTTGATGCTTCAAAATGTCCAAATGAAATTTTGTTTTATTTAGTTTCATTTAAAGTTTTGACATACGCCTCCTCTTTATCGGAGTGAGTGTAACCACAATTATTACATCTCATCTCAGATCCTTTTTGAGAAATCTTTCTTGATTGACAAACAGGACATTGTTTTATTTCTTTCATAGAAAAACAAGACGCCTAAACTTTAAATACTTTTTGTTTCATTATACAATGTGTCTTACAATCTTCACTTTTGATTTTGGTCTAAATAAATTATAAAGTTGACTATTAGCAATTTTCAGATTATTCTTCGTGAAATTATAACCGAATAACTCCCTTTATAAATATTATTGTAATAGAGTATGTATAATAGATTATACAAAAGATTTATAAAGAATATTCATATTATTATATTATGGAAATAAACAAACAAAGAACACAGATAGAAAGACAAGAGGATACAAATCTTTATAACAATTCTGATAAGGATAAGGTTATTTATAAAGATTTGTATTGTAGTATTTGTAAGTGTATAACAAGACAGATAGAACACGACACAAAGAAAGAACTTTTTATTTGTAGTCATAGGATAAAGAAATGAAATACACATTTACACTATGGAACTATAAGGATTATAAAGAGAGTATAAAAAATAGTAACCAATATAATAAAGAAGAATACAAAAGAACTAAAGAAAGCATAAAAAGAAGAATAGAAAGTTTAAGACAAGAAATAAAAGAGTTACAAGCATATAAAAAACCAATAGTAAGAAAGGCAACAAGAGAGGATTTTATAAAAACGATAGAAAGACAAAGAGAACAAGCAAAACAACACGATTGGGTCATAATTGAAAATAAAGACACAAAGGGGTTAAAATGCAGTTAATACTTAAAATTAAATCTCACATAAGCAGGGGGGTATTACTTGATACACTTAAAGTAGTATGCCCCTTCTTATTGCTTGGCTTGGCTTTAGTATGGAGTTTAAAATGATTTACTATCATAGACAGAACATTATACAAAAGAAAGTAATGAATATTATAAGATTTATCAAACCAGTAAAAACAAGGTATAGCTTTGAAACATATACACCTAAATTAAATAAAGTGAGGGTAGGATTTGGAAGTATAGGAGTTATTGCCTGTCTGCTTACTCCTTGCACTAATTGGTTAATACCCTTTATAGTGAGGTTTAGCTTAAAATGAGAGCAGAACAACAAAAACTATGCCCTATGGACAAAACACCTATATTTCCAGTGGAAACTAATAAAGCAAATAGCTTAAATTTACAAGAATTAGGACTTAAAAAGGTAAATCTCCATAAGAAACAAAGGTTAAATAAAATAGAAAATAGAAGTTTAATAAATCAAATTCTTAATAAACTATCAATAGAAGAACAAGAGATATTAAAAACTATTATGTATTATGATAAATTAACAGGCATAAAGAACAGAAATACATTTAATTATGAAGTAATACAAGAAGTAAATAAAGCAATTACTCTTAATTACTCACTATGCTTTATATTAGCAGATATAGACGACTTTAAGAAAGTTAATGATACTTATGGACACTTACAAGGCGATATGCTCTTAAAACAAGTTTCTGAGCAAATACAAGGCAGTTTAAGACAAGGCATAGATAAGGTTTATAGGTATGGTGGGGAAGAATTTATTATTATACTACCAAACACAGAACTTAAAACAGCTTATAAAATTAGTGAGAGAATAAGGAAAGCAGTATATAAAAATACAAGTAACACCTTAAGTTTAGGTATAGCTAAATACTCAAATGACTTAAATTTAAGTATATTAAGGACAGATAAGGCACTTTATTTTTCTAAAAGAAATGGTAAAAATAAAACCTCTATTCATAATACGAATATTGATAAGAGTTATAATAATTATAATAATCTTAAAGTAAGTTCTAATAGTGTTAAAATTAAGCATATAAGACAATTTAAGGATAGATTTTTTAATAATCAATATAAGGGAAGTAAGAAAGCAAAAAATCATAATAAAATAGGGGTTACCTCTATTAAACTAAATAAAACAAGGAAAGAAACCTTATAAAAAAATAAGAAATAAAATGGCTTACAAAAGACAAAACAAAAGGGTTGGCTTAGCTGACTTAAGAAAGTTTATAGAACTTTCAAGAATTAAATACAATAAGAACTTTAATAGTGCAGAAGTTGGGATTATGCCCAATTTTAGCATAAAGGTTTTTGCTTAAAATGGAAACTGCAATTTTAAATATAAGAATTACTGGGGATTATAAGAACTATTACCTAAGTAAATTAAAAGAATTTGCCGAGTTATTTAATCCAAAATTAATTAAAAGAGTAGAGTTTGGAAAGCAAGATATAAGGGGAGCTATTAGTATTAGCTTAGTTGATTTAAAAAGTTGTATTTCTGAACAGAAGTTTTTTATTAATAAGTGGGAAATGTTAGGGTATATTGTTGGATTTACAGAAAACAAACAAGGAAGTTATAATAAATTTAAGAGGTGGTTAAAATGATAGATTTAGTATATATAAATAAGTGCTACGACTTAAAACAACTCTCAAAAGAAGAAGTCATAAAGTTAATTATGGAAGAATTAACAGATGATAGGGATTATAAAATAAATATTGAGGTTTCAAAATGAAAGAAGAAGTAAATTTTAGTCAATTTTGCGATAGATTTAAACAGATGAATAGAGATAACAATTTTAGTTATGAGGGTAAAAGAGTATTATTTGATTATTTGGAAGATTACGAGGAAGATACAGGAGAGGAATTAGAACTGGACATTATAGCTTTATGTTGTGAGTTTTGCGAATATGGAAACATTGAAGAATACTTAAATAATTATTATACAACAGACGAGATAAACGAAAAAATACAAGATTTAAAAGAAAATGGAGAAGGGGATATTTCAAAGATAATAGAGGAAGAAATAAGAAACAAAACAACTTTAATTAAATTGGGTGATGACTTAGACGAAGGGTTTATTATAAGGGGTTATTAAAATGGAAGAAAAACAAATAAATAAGGATTTTGAACTTATAAAGAGTTTATATTTTGGAAATCATATAAAGGAAAGTGATTTTTTAAGATTAAAAATTGTAGTTTTGAGCTTAAAACAAGCTATGGAATTAAGAATTAAGGAGTGTTTAAAATGATTAAAGGAAGATTAAGAGAAGTTTATTTAGCAGTTACAGACATTTTAGATAGGCACGAGGAGTTTAAAAAAGAAGAAATTAAAGAATTTGTAAAGTTAATTAAATTAGTATTTGAGGGTTTTTAAAATGGGTAATTTTTGGGAAGATTTAGACACAGAGGAATAAAAATAAAATGAAAGAAATAAGTTTTAATAGATTTAAGAAAGAAACACACCATAAGAAAGTAAAATATAAATGGAAAAATCCTTTAAAAGTTAGAGAGTGGGAAGTTCAGAAGTTTTATATAAACAAGGATAAAAGATATGGATTCTGCACACCTAAGTTTATTTTAGGATTAGAAAATGAGTTTTTTAAAATAGATGACACACACTTTAAAGCAGTGAGTAAAAATGGATTTACTACATTTGAGGTATTATAATGAAAGAAAAATATATTATAGAATTAAAAAGTAAGAATTATCACTTTAAAAAAGAAATAACAAATGTTGAGGTTTTCAATAAAATACAAGATATTCTTTTAAAAGAGTGGGATAAGGAGCAAGACCAAAAATGAAAGAATTAATAATAAAAATTCAAAGAAAAATAGAATATTTTAAGGACAAGGCAGAAGAAGAACCGATATTAAAAAAGAGATGTGAGGATATTATAAACACTTATGAAGATGTCTTAAACTTAATAGAGCAAGAGAAAATAAGAAAATTTGGAAAGGACTTTAATAAAATTAAACCTAAAAAATCTATTTTTGAGTTTTTAGGAGTGAGGGAACTATGAAAACTTATTATTTATTAACCGAGTGGAGTATAGAACCATTTAAGGTAAATAATCCACTATGGGAAAAACTGCACAAGGATAGAAATGGTTATATTTCGTATGCTTTAAAGGATAAAATTAAAGAAGTTTTGGAAAAATACAACTTACCTGCTACGATATTTAATCTAAATTGTTTAGAACAATTAGGGGGAGTTATACTGACTCTTGAAGAAGTAGAAAATAAAAAACTGCTTGAAAAATTAGGGAGTAGAAAATGAACTTAACAAAAGAAGAAAAAATAAACTTGCTTAAGAAGTTTTTAGATACTGAAACTTTCAAAGCATTAGAAAAAAATCCAAATAAACTAAATGATTACCTTGAGGTTAATTTAGATAGGTTAATCATACAAAATTCAAGATGATAAACAGATATTTTATTGAAACAAATGCCTTAGACGAAAGGGTTGATATATTTGAGGAAGAATTTAAGGACGAAGATGATTTAAATGACTATCTTGATGAGGGATTTCATAACCTTAGTCATATAACTATCTTAACTGAAGAACAATTTAAGGCACTTAAGGAAAAAATTAAACAACTTGAGGTAAATAGAGAAAAATGGAAAAATGTCAATTCTGTAACAAAGAAGTAAATAAAACATACCCTTATGACGATTCAGAAACTATGGTAGAATTAAGGATTTGCTACGAGTGTTTAAAGGAGTTACAAAAATGAGTTTAAGTTTTACTGATAGAATTATGGACTTATATTCAGAGTGGTTAATGGATACCTATCCTGACGAAGTAAGTTGTAAGGATAAGTTAATAGAACTATGCGAAAGAGGACATAGGATAGAAGAATTTAAACAAAAAATTATAGAGGAGTTATAAAATGCAGATACAAATAGGACTAATAAAAATACCTGTAATGACATTAAATCTTTACAATAATCAAAGTGGTTATTCATCACTTCATCAATTTAGCGAGTGTTGTAAAGCAAGGGTAGGATATAAGAAATATTGTAAGAATTGCGATAAAGAACTTTTAGGAAATGATATTCTTAAGGGATTAGATAAGGACACAATACTTTCAAAAGAACAAGAAAATAAACTAAAGGAATTGCTTGAAAATGGAAGATTAGAAGTATTAGGAATTAAGAAATTAGGAAAAGATACCATTAGTAATATCTTTCCTTATGTTAAAAATTCAAAGATTCTGTTACCAAGCATAGCCAAAGGATATAAGAAATCTG